CCATATCGAGCCGGGAATCTTCTCGAAGCTTGTAAACGAATACGGACGACGACCAAGCATATCATCGTTCATTTCCACGCCGATCAGCTCATTGTCGAGCAAATAGGCCACGATTGCGTAAACGTCGCACTCATCCTCGATGTCCATGCCCCACGTTGCCAGCATGTCGCCAGGAACATCCGCCCAGCACATAAGAACATCGTACGTGCTTGAATCGAACTGACGGGCATTGAACTTGTTTTCGAGGTCATCACGCTCGGAATCTATCGACCCGTGCAACCGATACCCGCGTGGATGCGCTTTGATCGCCCGCTTAATCGCGGCGTAATCAAAGCCTTCCTGATCTTTTAGGTCCAGCAGCGCCCGCCGCGTCATCGGGTAGCGCTCGATGAACGTTCCGTCGTTCGCGCACGAGGCATCAGCCGGGGGATATATATCGAACGGACTTACACGCTCCCATTCCAGCGTTACCCCTTGCCCCACAACCGGTGCAAAATTATCGCCCCACGTCAGTTTTTTGCGCATTCGCGGCATCGGGCCACGCAAAAACGCAGTCGGATAGGTGCCTAAGTCCGTTAGGAACTCATCTAGCGCACGAGCCCAGCCACCTTCCGACAGCTGATCCTCACAGATACGCTCCATTTTCTTGGCCCGCTTATCCGCCTCTTCGCGCAAATGCTCAAGCATTGCTTCCTCGACGGCGCCGAGACGATCTGAAATCTCATCATCCGATGGCGTCATACCCATCATCTGGGCTTCCATTAGCTTTTGAGTCACCACCGCTTGCGCCCGCTGAACCATGTTTTGTGGTAGGTCAGGTATGGGTGTTGGTTTTAGCCCCCACGGACGATCTTGATCGAGGATTTCTCGCGTCCATGCCTCAAATGCGCGGCACTTTACGTCCGTAATGTTGAGATACTTATCGCTGCCGCCTGTGCGCTTGATATCCGAGAGGATATCGGGGTCATACTCGCCCGAACGCTGGCGACGGCACTGAAGCAACACTTGCTCGATATCTTTCTTACCCGACCGATTAGCCTCCCACTCGCTTTGTAGGTACGCTTTTAGCCCTGTTTCGACCGCATCAGCATCCACATGTGACGAATTTTTGGCGTAGTCGTCCCGCCCCATCATTTCTGCGGGGGTGTAATCCAATGCGTTAATGGGATCTCCTTAGCCGAATCTGACAGCTTGGACGGGGCGGCGCACAGCAACAGTGCCATACTGCGCTGTGGTCGCAGATACTGCTAAGGCTCGCCATGCGTCGGCTGCGTGGTTTGAACCATCCTTTAGCGGTTCGTCAACAAATTGTTTCGTAATGGCGCTTTGGCGGCGTTTAAAACGACGCAGATCAAATAGCCCGTCTGCGCATTTGTCACGATCGATCCACGTGCGGGCAAAAATGCCACGACACGCATTATTAATGTCCGCGATTTTGTCGGTGGTCTTACCGAGCACCCTTGTCCGCCGCAAGCCAGCATCTATAAGCATCTGCTCGGCTGTCTTGCCGCTGTGAGGACTAGGCCCCAGTATCGGCCCCGCGTCCCACGGTAAAACGTGCTCGCCGAATACGTAGCCCTTCTCGATCACCTGCTGCGCGGTTTCCGAATACTTGATATTGAAGGTTTTCAAAAAATCAATCACGTTGATTCGTCCTGATCCAATGTGCTGTACGAACCAAACGCATGTCGTCCCGCCGATGTCCCAGTACGTCGTTACCGGATAATCATTGTCGTATGGAACCTCGCAAATTCTCCCGTCCGTCTCCGCTGCCTGAAGCTCCGCAGCCCAGAAAGCCCCTTCAACGGCGCTCTTGCATTTGCCTTCCCATACGTTCGCGTACGCGATTGGGTCATTTCGCTGGAGCGCCAGCCGCTCTTGCTCCAAAATGTCAGGAAAATACGGGTTATCACGGTACGAGACAGAGCGCACAACGCAATCGGGTTGCTCGGACAATACAAAACGCGTGTACGTGGGATCCGTATCTAAATCTGGGTTAAAGCTGGCCCATATCTCCGAGCCGGGCTTTCGAATCGTCGGAATTAGCGTGTCCCAGCTCTGCGCTGACACCGCTTGAGCCTCTTCGACCCAGCAAATATCAACGCCTTCCATCGACTTGATTTCCGCAACGTTGGAGCGTAAACCCTTGAAAATAAAGTCGGAGCCATTTACCGACCGAATTGATGCGTTTTGAATGGTGAAAAGATCACTCAAGCCATGCGCCGCTATCCGGTCGCCCAACAGCCTATGAACTGATTCCGCTATAGAATTTTGCAGCTCACGAGCACATAACACGCGGGTTTTCTGGCTCAGCGCACGAATAATTAGCGCGTCCGCAAACGCCCAACTTTTCCCCGATCCTCGCCCGCCGTAAAAAACCTTATACCGATGCGGTTCGAACAGCTCCCGAAACGCTTCCGGAAGCTCGATATCAACGTTTCTTGCCAAAAGACACGTTTATATTCAGGTTGGTTTCAATCGGGCCACCGTTCGGGCCTGATTGCTCAGATTTATCAGCCAAACCTAAGTCGCGGCTAATAATATTAGCGTTCAATAGATCAGCAGAAGCGCCAGTAAACTTCTGCTCGCGGATCGCCTTTTCTACCGCTTCCGCGACCATCGCATATTCCTCATTATTCTTATATGATGACCACGTTGATTGCGCGATACCTAAATAGATCAGCAACCCGTCAATCGTCGCCGCTCGCATCTTCGCGACGGAATGCACCGATACATCACCCTGATAAGCAAATGCTTTTTCTTCCCATAGTGGATTGTTTTCCACCCAGTGCAGATAATTTCCACACTCATATAGCAAATCAGTCGCAGAATTAAACGCTCGCGGCCTACCGGCATACGTTCGCAGCCGATGAATTAGTTCAAGATTGCCGGTCGATCGGCCCTGCGGATGCTCGGGGGGCTTGCCCTCGATCACCGGGGCTGGCTTTTTCTTGCGGGTAGAGCCTTTTTTCTTTGCTAGCGGCATTGCTCTACCTCCCTATCTTTTAGCCATCAAATAGCAACCCATTGATTTTATTAGTCAACGGAGATCCTTAGCGCTGTATTGCGCCTTGCTGAAAATAAGATTTTGTTCAGAAAAATAATTAGATTGTGGTGTTTATGGTGCTGCAATCATGCTGCCATTTTGGCATTATAGTCACGTACCCGCTGCAACGGGGATAACTAGGAGACTCACGCCATGACCTACCAAGTCAACTACGAAATCGTTTACATTGAAGGTCCGCTAATACGGTTTGAATCATGACCGCCGACGACTTAAAAGCCCTACACGCCGAACTCGGGCTATCTCAGGTAGAGGTAGCACAACAGCTCCAGGTCGGCCTACGAACGTATAGGCGCTGGCTGGCGCAGGGATCACCGCCACGCATGGATACGGCATTGAAAGCACTTAAACCGCGTAAGAAGTAACTTTTAACCGCCCGCTGCAACGGGACACGCACAGGAGACTCACATGGACAAAATCACACTGACCATCGACAACGGCCTTTGGATCGCTATATTCTCAGGCCCACATGCCGTCGCCGTGGAATCGCTGTTTAACAGCGCGGCCATCCCAACACCGTACACCGCCGCTACACCTCGATCTGAGGTGCTGGCGAACGTGCAACGGCTGAATCCGGGGATTATCGTAGAGCTGGCGGCTTAAGGCTCGCCACACATTTAAGAGGCATTACAACATGATTAGCGACACTCTAAGCGAGGCGAGGGACACAATCTTGGACTATCTCCAAAACAGCACGGTGTATCGCCACTGGAACGATGAGCAATTTATCAACGACCACGACAAGCATACCTACAAGCTTGTCTATCAAGCGCTTGAGGCCATGGAATACGCACGTATTGCGCTAGACCAGCCACCGTCGGAATAATGGAACGCCCCCGCCTTGGCTGCAACCTTGGCGGGGACTTCCCAACCCCTCGGAGACTCCGGGAGAGGTTGGGCTAGATCAGTTTAGCCGATGTTTCGCGTGGAACAAATTCAGACCGGATTTTTCGTCCGCAGGTTATCCGGCAAAACCTGCACATCCCCAAGCCAAGGTGATGTTAGCAAATTATGTCAAATGCGCAGTTCACGATTATTAGTCAATCGCTTTATATAACAACAGCTTACAAACTTCCTCGACGCTGCCATTTGACATAATGTTAAATTCAAATCAGCCACCGTCACCCGTATATCCACACACCACTCTTAGTGCCAGAGTTGCGTTGGATACACAGGTCCGTATTATCCCCGCCCGTTATCGAGGGCCAGATCGCCACCCCACCGTTGCATTGCTGCTGCCGTGGTCGCGTTACTGCGTGTTATAGAGGGGATTTAGCGGGCAGTCCTGTCTTTTGACTACCCTGGCTCGGGTGAAGGCCCGGACTCTCAGAGATGGGAATTTCTGATGGAACCGTTACGCTTTTGGACAATAGCGACGTAACCCGCTAGAACATTGCGGCGTGTCAGACCGGAAACGAAAAAGCCCCGACCGGGTTAGGATCAGGGCTTTAGGTGGTTCAATTAACGAAACTTCAACAGACAGTTTCGCACACTAGATATTTATACCCCATCGGTGCGGAGGATGTCAAGCGATTCATTCCCCAAGCTTTTCTACTACATGCCACAAGCACAGCATTTCCCACCCATGCACCATGGCAATGATAGGCCGGTACTTACGCCCCCAATAACGACGCCACGCGGCCTCGTCTACGCCAAACTGCGCCGCCAGCGTCCGACCAGACGGGGAGGCTACCCCCGTCGCCAAACAGTTCTTACACTCAACCGGCGCGGAGCCTTCCGGGAAAACCCACTTGCGCCCCTCGCATACCTCACACTTCTGGCTCCCAATACAGTCCCCTAATGCAATCAAGCTCAACTGGCGGGACGGCTCCATGCCTCTGCCTACCGCTTGCGCCCATCCTCGCTCATGCCTCCAGCATCTCTCCCGCACCAAGTCCGTCACGCGCAACGTGGAAAGCGTATGCAGCTCACTAAACGACGCTTGAGCTTGCAAAAATTTGACAACACCCAGCAAGTACGGTTCTTTCTCTAACTTTTCTCCATCACTATTAAACCCTGCAAGCGCACCCGCTATCTCCGTTGCAGAGTACGCCCCGCTGGAGATTTCCGTTACAACCGCCCGCATCCTTGAGGTTTTTGCCGTCAACTTCGCTAATGCTAATTCTGGCCGCATCGGTTACCTCTCTCTCCATTCCATCATGCGCCCCCCCTGGCTTCGGCCTTAGTAACTCCGTAAACGTAATCGCCCATGCCAATCCCCTCATGAATGACCTCCAGAAATCGTAATCCTTGGGTGAAAAACACCATTGCGAACGCAGCCATGAAGCACTCAATAGCGATGATGCGAAACACTGTCATTCTCCATTAATTGCTCGCCGGTTATCTTCTCTGCCTCCAGCATTATGAACATAATGAAATCATCACTTGGCCTTGCTCCGCGCTCTATGTAGTGCCCTAAACCTTCCGGCCAGCGCCAAACATTAAACA